GACTATCTCTTACTCTTTCGTCATTGGCTGTCCGCCAGACATATTCTTCAACACCTAAGTTCTGCGATCGTTGCTGGTTAAGCGCTGAGTTTAATTTAGATGTCTGGTCGCGCGCGATAAGCCTAGCTCTTTTCTCTGTACTGTAACCTAACTTGACTATTTGCTTAATCATCGAGGTAGCGTCTCGGCCCTGTACCGTACCTCTAAAAACAACACCTTCTATCTTCTTAAAATACTCCTCAGGTATTGTCTTTATAAGTGCCACATTCTCTTTTGTTGTGGCAAACATTATATCTTCTAAACCTTCATTCCGTAGTACGCTATTAAGGTTAATCCCGATAGCGTTTTCCATTGCCTTATAAAACCGCTGCTTATTAACCTGATTAACGTCCTCAGTAAACCCGGCGCTCACTATAGCGGCATTACGGCCAATATCACTATAGTTGCGCCGTAGGTTATCAAACACCTGCTCTAGTGTCCTAGCGTAAGCATCGTTTACATACTCTGGTTGAAGCCGCTTTAGTACAGGTACAAGCTGTTCGTTTATATCTGTCTTTAGGCGTTTGGCTATACTCTGCAACCATTTACGATACTTCACCTCCGGCCCCTTGGGATTCCTCACCGGGTTTACTTTTTTCTTCTTCTCTGCTCTGTGCTTCTTGTTCAGTTCCAGGTTCAATCTCGTTGGTATCGGGTTCAAAGCCATTAGCGTATTCCTCTAACTCCGTAATATGTTCGTCAGTTAAGTTAGTGTAGGTTGAGTTCTGCTTTAGCTCTTTAGCTATGGTGTACTCCGGAACAACCCCTTTGTCCAGGTATATACCGTCACGCTGAGCAATAATAAAGTCCGTATCGGCTTGCTCTTTAGGCGTCATCTGGAACAATGAATTAAAGCGGTAATCCAGGTCAGCATCGTCAGGTATGCCAAGGTTCTTCGCCATTAGAATATCAAAGAAATCCAGCTTCGGTTTGTAATCCTTAGACTGCTTGGAACGTATGACGTCATAATAGTTTTTCATGTCCCCTTCGCCGGTCGCGTTTAAACCGCTTGCAGAGCTACCTAGCAGCCGGGTAGCAGGTACGTCACTACCACCGGCCAGGAACAAGGCATGGGCATACAGGAGGTCCGGTAGGCTGGCAAAACTGTTCTGCTTTTTGTCATACTCCTCGTCCGCATCCAGTAGCAGCATATTGTTAAAGCTTTTAAGCATACTTGCCAGCGTGAACCGCTTCTGGATCAGTGCTGTACCTTCCGGGCTTTGGATATAATTCATAAGCCCTTTAATCTTCATTACATCCACATTAGTTTCATATACCATGCTGGCGGAACCCGCTGCAATAGTATTAAAGTTGATGAGGGCTTCGTATAGCCGATCTAGTACGGAGTCAGACATATAGTTATTACGCTTGAACTCATCAAACGGTAACTTAACCGCATCAAACCTTATCATCCGGCTATGGTGTATTTTTACGTTAGTATTCACAAATCGGTAATAGCTTGGCATACCATAGTTTGGATCCAACGGGTTTTCAATTGGTTGCAGGTCAGCCCGGTCAATACGGTGACGGTCAACAACCTTAATATGTTTTAGACCGCCTTTCTTAACCCGGTTAATATTAAGCGGCTGGTCTACAGGTTGACCGTCATCAACATTGATAACAATAAACGAGGTTCCATAAAGCCTTGCCCATTTATGAGCTTCGTTAAATGCTTCGGCCAAACCAAGGCGCTCTTCCTCTTCTACCAAAGCACCAATGGTTTCGGGTTCAATATCCCCGCTAAAGTAACGCCATTCCCGCGTCATATCATCAGGGATAATGTCTACAACTTTACCGGCTAACCAGTCTGTACGATAAAGAGCGTTTAACTCAACTTGCATACCGTCAGCAGATAGCCGCTTAGAGTTTACAAAGGTTGAGTGAGAACGCTTGTCTTGTTTAGTACCAAGCTCAGCCACTAAATTCTCTAAGCTGTCATTTAGCGCTGTTTGATCAGAGTCCATTATATGGGCCTCCTCATACGTATTTTTATCCACTGGTTTGTCCTCAATATTGCTAAATCGGCTTAATGATTAATAGGGTTAGGTTTTACGCTTGCCTATACCCTACAGCTTTTTGTATTTTATAAAAACTTTTACATACGTATTACCCTTACTGAATAATAGTAACCATAGTAACCATTAATCCCTCTTTTATTAATTTCCTATAGCGTTAGAACTGTACAGCATGTCCTCAAATACAATTAAGTCCTCAACCGCATCCATTGTGGGGTCTATTTGATCGTCGTGTTTGTGGGTCATTAGTGGGGTAAACTTACGGAACTCCTCTTTATAATCACTCATCCAATCAACGTCTAAGGGTAAGTTGATATAACCGCTGGCAAAGTATTTGACAACACCCATCGCCCTAAAGACTTTGTCCGTGTTGCGCTGTATAGGCTCCACAGGTATCATATAGTTCTTTTTGATGGACTGTATAAGGGATGACCCTGAGCTCTTATCCTCTATTTTAACAACGGTCGCTCCCAGAGGTTTATATATTGTAGGTTTCCATTTAGTCCAAAACTCAACCAGCTTAGATTCCAATTCAGGGGCTTCCCATTTACCCCTAACTTGATCTAACAAGTAAATACCTTGATTAGGTACTCGTCCCCAACATTGGAACACGCTGTAGTCATTATGTTCCTTAGTCTTTTGCGCTGTATCACCATATATACGAATCATATCCATACCCGCTGGTACGGCTTCATAATACTTCCAATATCGGTCTTTAAACATACCCCCGCCAGCGGGTGAGGGGTTTTGCTGCATCTGGCTTGATGTCGTATAGGGATCGCCAGACTCCAATATGCGGTATTGCTCCAGGGTATGTTTGAACGGCCAAAGCATACCGCCAACGGGTACGCGCTCCGGTATTAAGCCCACCATGTCACCCGCGCTAAAAATCATAAGCAGGGCCGCCGTTGAGAGCCTGTAGAACGCCGTTTAGGCCTATGGCTTTACCATGGGTGTAGTCTTTGGGGTAAGGCTTGCTGAGCGCCTCCTCAGACAGGAATGTGGGGATCACGAGATGGTGCCAATAGTCACCCGAACCGCCTTTAAGCAGAAACCCGGTAAGGTCGTCTTCGTGTATACGCTGCATAATGTTGATCATGGGGACGGTCTCTACTGCTAACCGTGACCGCATTGTATTGTTAAAGCGGTTGTTAATGGCGTTACGTTTTACGTTACTATAAGCGTCATCAGGCTTGACTGGATCATCGTTTATAAACGCACCTGTAAACCCTTCTTCCATTCGCCCTGCACGAAACCCGGTTATCTGTCCTCCGCTGGCGGTTGCCATCATGCCGCCACCTAACTCAGTAAACCATCTCTTTTTACCCTTAGTATCAGTACGAGTTTGCATAGGCCATAACTCTTGAAACTCTTGGGACTGTACCGTTTGTTTTATCTTAGAGGAGTTCTCTTGTGCTAAGTCGCCAGAGTAAGAGGTATGAATATATTTAGACCGTGGATTAAGGCATATCCCCCGCGCTATAAAGTTCAAAACGACTTGCTCTGTTTTGGTATAACCCGGCGCAATGTTTACTATTAAACGAGATATCTTCTGGTCGTATACGGCTTGCAGTACATACTCAATCACGTAATGGTGCCAGTTACGGATCATCTTATTACCTTCGCGTAGATTAAAGAAGTAACGCATGAACTGTATTCCGTCATTTTCTAACATAAACTTTAGCATTCGTCTTTCATTATAAGACCATCGATCAATATCATCAGGGAGATATAGTTCAGAACCAGTCATTAAACTTCTCCCTGAATATTATTATTTCTTCTTCTGTTAAGGGATTTTGACTAACATCACCGCCAGCACCTGAGCCACCGTTTAAGTCTACCTGCTTACGCTTGGGATACATATACTCAGCCATCGTTTTAGCCGCCGTGATGGACTCACCAAGTCCTACAGGGCGATACTTGTACTCGCTTAACACTATGTCAACAATTTCAGCCCAGTCACTAGGGTCAGGATCACCGTCTGAGAACTCATGTAATTCTTCAACCAGTTTGTACAGACTAGATATCTTCCTCGGGTCTGCACCATTCATAACAGATTCCAAGAATATAAGAGGGTCTTTGGCTTGCCCCTTATTAATAAGACTCCTCAGATCTTCTATTGTCAGTGGTTTGTGTTTCATATGGTTCTTTATTAACCCGGCTAAAGTGGGTTCAATATAAACCAATGGAGGGGAAGTGT